GTGGCGACTGTGCTAGGGATAGTGACAGTGAAGGCAAGCCCAAGTGTTTACCACAAAGTAAAGCACATGCACTAGGCAAAAAGAAACGTGCTACAGCAGCAAGTAGAAAGCGTAGAGAAGATCCCAAAAAGAACAGACGCGGTAAAGCCAAGAATGTGAGAACAAAATGAAAGCAAGTGATCTAAAAAGAAATCCAGTTGAAGAAGCAATTAAGGAACATATTGCTCGTGGCATTCCTTTTAGTGAATGCATGTTCCGTCCTGGTAGTGAAGCATTTACAGAGTTTTATACTCGTGTGCGTAAGATGCGTGAAAGTCTTGACCTAGATTGGCAGGATCAGGAGTTACTTGATACAGACATCGGTGAATGTATTATGGTAGAGGGCGAGCGTGTTCCTCTTGATGTTCCTATAGAAGACCTTGCTGAAGGAATGCCAGCCAGTGTTATAAAAAGCAAACAACGCAATGCTGAAATGAGTGACGAAGATTTTGCTGAAAGATACAAAGACAAGAGCGATGATGACCTACGCTCAATGGCATGGCGTCATGGATATGGCAAAGGTAGTAACTATTATGTCAATAAGAAAAAACGTGGACTAGACGAAGAAGTAGAGCTTGACGAAGCAGAGTATCAAGGACGCAAAGTTAAACTGAATTCACCCAAACGTGGCGGTCCTAAAAAGTTCTATGTATATGTAAAGAATCCAAAGACTGGTCGTGTTAAGAAGATCAGTTGGGGCGATACATCAGGACTAAGCGTAAAGAGTGGCGATAGGGACAGAGTTCGTTCATTTGTAGCACGTCACAAGTGTAAACAAAAGAACGACAAGATGAAAGCAGGTTACTGGGCATGCCGCACACCACGATATAAAGCTCTTGGTGTCAAAGGCGGCCAGTGGTGGTAAACACTTTTTAATTATAAGTATTTTTTAAACTATATGATGGGAGAACTATGCCGTTTAATATCCCGACGATTGATATCGGACAATCTTTTTCTAGTGATAGTGTATATGCTGAATCTCAGGCGAACTTACTTAGAGAAATACTGATTGAGTACGGATTTTTTTCTGTAAACAATCATAATATCGATACTAAAATAATAAAGACTATTGAATCAAAAGCTAAAGAGTTTTTTAGTTGTAGTCCAGAGCAAAAAAATTTATGCATAGGTTATTTAGAATCTACTGGATCCACAAGATTTATACCTGGCAATAGTCATATGCAAAACCTTAGAATAGTGCCAGATCATTTTTTTTCTAATAATCATAAATTATTGCAGTATGAAAATAGAAGGTTGGAATCAGTTGGTAAAACTATAGATGATTACATGCTTTTACCCAAAGACGATATTGTTGACGGATTTGAAAGTGCTACAAGATCATATATTAATGCAATGAGCAGTGTTGCAAATAAACTACTTCCGCTATATGCAAGAGCACTAAACTTAGAATATAACTATTTCAATAATTTATTCACTGATCCTTATTGGATTTTCTACTGTAAATATTATCCTCCATATTCAACCTTAGAAAATCAATATGGGTTAGCTGAGCATAGTGATTTAGATTTTATTACTATTTTACCATTATCAAGTGTGCCAGGCTTAGAGATTTTAGTGGAAAATTCTTGGCAACCTGTAGGTTATAAAGAAAATAGTATTTTAGTTTTTACAGGTGATTTCTTACATCGTTGGTCTAACGGTCTTTGCAAAGCAGCAGTACATCGTGTTACAATTCCAGAAACAGATAGGTATTCTTTTCCTTTTCATTATAATCCTAATTTTGATGTGACTGATGAATCTTTACCAAGTTGTATAAATGAAAACCCTATTGTCGATTCTCCTCTTACGCTATTTGATTTTTTACATAAAAGAACATTGTTATGAAACCATATACTGAAATTCGCAGTAGTAATACAATTACACGAACTTTTAGTGTAGACTGTAATGAAAGTGAACTTGTTTGGCATAGAGATCATACTGACAGATATGTAGAAATATTAGAGGGTAATGGTTGGCGTTTTCAAATGGACAACGATTTACCCATAATTCTACAGCCTGGCGATACTCTTGCTATACCCAAAAACACATATCATCGCATACTAAAGGGAACAACCGACCTTGTTGTAGAGATTGTAGAGCGTTAGATAAATACACTGTTATGAACGCACAAGATATTAGAAATACAATTACTATGCTCGAACGCACTAACAGCGATTTTCAATATGTCGCTGGTAGAGACTTTAGACTAGTTACTAAAGTTGAAAAGAACGGCGAAGTCTATGCTCTCGGCTCACTAGACCATGACTATGATGATAATACAAAGTCAGATTATAGCGTATATAAGCTAGAACGTGAAGATGGATTTGAATACAATAATAAGTTTTACCCTCAAGAATTTTATAGTGAAGTGGAATCACTTAAACTTAGTCCCTATGTCAAACCACAAGTAGCTCTTGATTCATTTAAATCTTGGTTATCAAAAGTATAGTACGAGAGTAAATGTAATGCTAACACAAAATATTCCATTTCTGAAGTGGTGGATACAACTCACTATAACCTTTTTTGGTGCACTCATAGCCTGGAAATTGGGTTGGTGGGAAGCATTATGGTATGCTGATATAACAAAAATAAGCATAGCAATCATTGTTGTCTTTATTGTGACTACTGGCTTAACTGGCTATATTAGTAAGGTTAATAGTAAGGAAATACAAAACTATAGCAACTACGTATGGTTTGGTAGTGAAGCTATGATTACTTTAGGTATGATTGGCACTGTAGCAGGATTTCTACTAATGCTTAATACAACTTTCAGTGGCTTAGATGTTAAGAATGTTGTAAATGTCCAGGAAGCTATTGCGGACATGGCAGTGGGAATGAGCACTGCACTCAGCACAACTCTTATTGGATTGATTTGCAGCATACTAACAAAACTGCAAATGGTTATTTTAGAGAATAGCTGGGACAATGGCGAACAAACCAAGATATAAATCTGGCTTCGGCTTTATTGACTTATTGTTTAACCTGTTAGTAGGTTTTACATTCATGTTTATTCTGGCTTTTATTCTAATAAATCCAGTAGCGAAAAAAGCAAGTGTAGATCCAAAGGCGGAATATATTGTATTGGTAACATGGGATGATACTAGTACTTATGATATAGATACATGGGTAATGGATGACCAGAATAACATTATAAGTTTTAGAAGTAAAGACCATGCTCTTATCCATCTAGAAAGAGATGATATGGGTATTAGTAATGATAGGTTTATTGATAAGGATGGTAAAGAGAAGATACGACAGATTAATAGAGAAGCGGTAAGTATACGTTCAAGGGACCCTAGAGTCTTTTATGTAAGTTTACATTGGTTTAGCAATGGTGGTTCACAAACTTCAGACCCTATTGATGTTACTGTAGAATTTATATCAGTAAATCCATTCGTATCAATATCAACTAAAACAGTTACGCTAACTAAAACTGGGCAAGAGATACCAGTCTATAGAATAGAAATATTTGATGATAAATCAGTGGACGTTGAGGATAGCAATACTCATATAATTTATAGTGATACTAACTTACGGAAAGAATGGTAATGTTTGACTTTAATCTGAGTATGATACAACTAGCAATGATCTGGAGTTTTGCAGGACTAGTCTGTCTTATTCCACTATTAACAATAAGCAAAAAAACGAAGTTTTTAATCGTTCCAATAGTATTTGTAGCTATCTATTTAAGTTTTGTAACTAACTTAGGATTTATTGGTAAACCTTACTATGCCAAACCTGAAAAGTTTGTATACAAATATCATACAGTGGATAAAGTAGATGATCAAACGTATATCACATTATGGGCTATTGTAAAGGGCAAGGACAGCCTATATAGATTTCCTTATACAAAAGACAATGAAGATACACTTAATAAAGCAAAAGAACGTGGCAAATCTGGAACGCCTCAGATTGGTGAATTCTTAAAGAACAATAAAAAACAGAAAGAACAGAAAGGTTTAAACCCCGACTCGGGTGGAGACCTAAAGATGTATGACTTTCCTCATCAAAAGTTGTACCCAAAATAAGTATAGGTTGACATTCGCACGGTCCCATAGTACACTTGAATCATAAGGAGAACTCAATGAGTAACGGTGATCGCGTATTCAATCCAGAAGAAAAAGCTAAACTAACACAACTAATTAACGAGGGTCTTTCAGTCCTGCAGGAAGTGGACGACCTTAATGGCGGCCTAGATGACACAGTAAAGGCTATTGCAGAAGAAATGCAGATTAAGCCAGCAGTACTTAAAAAAGCAATTAAAACAGCATACAAGGCCGACTTTGCACGCCATAGTGAAGACCTAGCAGAACTGGAAAACATTCTAGCCACAGTTGGCAAACTACAGTGACAGTACGCAAACCCCATCAATGGCTTGCCTGGTTAGGCACGGCGGGCTTGTTGATCGCAGCAACACTTGCTGCGTTCAATTTCTATCCCTTTTATATTTTTGCATTTATAATAGGAAATAGTTTATGGGCCATTGCAGGTTGGCTGTGGAAAGAGCAATCTTTGGTTGTTCTCAATGTAGTAATTACGCTAATATATGTGATAGGATTGTTTTTTAAGTAATGTACATAGACGCATATTTTGATAGAGAACACGACAGGATCAACGTTGTAGAACGTGTGGAAGGGCGTAGGGAATACAGAGAGTTCCCTGCTAACTACGTGTTCTATTACAGTGATGCTCGAGGTAAGTTCCGTACAATCTACGGAAACCCTGTAAGCCGTTTCAGTACACGTAATGGTAAGGAGTTCCAGAGAGAACTAAAGATTCATGGCAAACATGGTCTATGGGAAAGCGATATCAATCCAGTATTTCGCTGTTTAAGTGAACACTATATAGGCATTGACGCACCTAAACTACAGACATGCTTCTTTGATATTGAGGTGGACTTTGATCCTGTTCGTGGTTACAGTAATACTGATGATCCATTTAATGCTATTACAAGTATCAGTATGTATTTGGATTGGCAAAACAAGCTAATCACTCTTGCTGTTCCACCTAAGAGTTTGAGTATGGAAAGTGCACAGGATCTTGTGCGTGACTTTGAAAATACAGTACTGTTCCAAAGAGAAACAGACATGCTGGAGGCATTTCTGGATCTAATAGAAGATGCAGACATACTCAGCGGTTGGAACTCAGAGGGATATGATATTCCCTACACTGTTAATCGTATAACTCGTGTGTTGAGTAAGGATGACACACGCAAGTTCTGTTTATGGGGACAGTATCCTAGAAAGCGTACTTTTGAACGTTTCGGCAAGGAAGAGTTTACTTATGATCTAATTGGCAGACAGCACTTAGACTATATGCAGTTGTATCGCAAATATACATACCATGAAATGCATAGTTATAGTTTGGATGCTATTGGTGAGTATGAGTTAGGTGAGCGCAAAGTTGCCTATGAGGGTACGCTAGACCAGCTTTACAACCAGGACTTTTATACATTTATTGACTATAACAGACAGGACACCATGCTCCTGTATAAGCTGGATACCAAACTAAAGTTTATTGATCTTAGTAACGAGCTTGCTCACGCTAACACTGTTTTACTTCCTACTACAATGGGCGCGGTTGCTGTTACAGAACAGGCAATTATTAACGAAGCACATGAACAGGGTTTGATTGTTCCCAATAAAAAGGACGCAGGTGAAAAGCATACAGCAGCAGGTGCATATGTTGCAGATCCTAAAAAAGGTATTCACGAATGGATTGGTTCAATTGACTTAAACAGTCTATATCCTAGTGCAATTCGTGCTCTTAACATGGCACCAGAAACTATCGTGGGCCAACTACGTCCAATAATGACAGACAATGAGTTAGGCAGACGTATAGCTGAAGATGGTGCTTCATTCGCTGGTAGTTGGGAAAACATGTTTGGTACGCTAGAGTATCAGGCAGTAATGGCTGGCGAGCGTGGAACGGAAATTACTATTGATTGGGAAACCGGCGGATCGGATACTCTTAGTGCTGCTGAAGTTTGGCGTTTAATCTTTGACAGTAATAATCCCTGGATACTTACTGCCAATGGTACAATCTTTACATACGAGAAAAAGGGTGTAATCCCAGCACTGCTAGAACGCTGGTATGCTGAACGTAAAGAACTGCAAGCGAAAATGCGTGAAGCAACTGGCGAGGAACGTGCGTTCTGGGACAAGCGGCAGCTAGTTAAGAAGATTAACCTTAACAGTTTGTATGGCGCTATTCTTAATCCATACTGTCGTTTCTTTGACCGTCGTATTGGACAGTCCACTACACTCACAGGCAGATGTATTGCAAAGCATATGAGTGCAAAGACTAATGAGCTGCTAACTGGCAAGTATGATCACGTGGGTGACACAATCATATATGGTGACACTGACTCTGTATATTTTAGTGCTTGGCCAGTAGTCCGTGAGCAAGTTGAGCGTGGCGAAATGCGCTGGGGCAAGGATGAATGTGTAGCATTATACGATA